TTTTTTTTTCAAAATAAAATTTACACATTTATGGTGTAATTATAATCACTATTTATTATTGCTATAAGAAATATTTTCTTATAAGTTTTTTTTTTAGACAAAAAATTAGGTAATAAATTCTTATAATAGATGTTTGTAAAAAAACTTCAAAAAACACGATTTAGCTAAAACGGGTAAAATTGCGGCTCATTTTGGCTCATTTTGGTAGCGTTTTGGCTCACTTCGGCTCATTTTCGGCTCATCGTCGTTTTTACCTAGACCCTTATAAGAAATTTTTATTTTTTCATTTCAAATTATGTAGTATTCTTAATGATATAAATAATAAAGTATAAGAATCAGTGTATCTAATTAAAATCTTTATTTTTTTTTTTTGGTCTAAAAAAGTTTTTTTATTGTTTTTTTTATTGTTTTTTTTATTGTTTATTGTTTTTTTTATTGTTTTTTTTATTGTTTTTTTCGATCATGTCCCGCATAAAAAGAAAATGGTGTCAAAATGAGCCAATTTGAATGAACCAAATATAAGGAATTTAAGGTCGACGTCGATTTTCGTGAAAAAAATTTCTGTTTTGGAGGGGGGGGGGGAAACTCGATTTTTTTTTTTTTTTTTTTTTTGAAAATTTTTTTTTTTTTTTTTTTTTTTTTTTTTTTATTTTTAATTTTTTTTTTTTTTTTTTTTTTTTTTTTTATAATTAATATTTTAAAATTAAAAATTTTAAAATTTAGAAATTAATTGAATATCTGATGAAATAGATTTTAAAATCATTGATTAATTTATATTAAACACATCAAATAGTGATATAAAGATTAATTGTTGCTATTTTAGTAACATGAATTTTATTGATACACTACATTTATTATTTTTATTTTATCCATTATTTATACTTATTGTACCAGCTTCATTAACATTTGGATATCAATATGTATTTTTATTGCAAATGCTTACACCATTGCATTGGATATTCTTAGGCGATCAATGTATTTTGACAAAAGCGTCAAAAAATAAAAAACTAAAAGAAAATAAAGAAACAAATAGTTATTTTTCGGAACAATATTTATGGTGGTTATATGACCCAATATGTTTTATATTAAATTATGAAAAGAACGCATTATCATATGCTAAGGTAATAAATATTCACCTAGGTGTTAATTTATTTATTATGTGGTATTATACATTTTTCACAATTCCGAATATTCAATAATATTTTTTTTTTCTAACATATCAACAAAATTAATTGCTTTTATAAAGTTATCAAATATTGGTATATTTTCTTTTATTGCTTTTTCTAATAATTCATTTCTTATTTCCAATACATAATTAATATCCATATTTCTTTTTTTAATAAAATCAATATGAACGTTTATTTCTGGTATTACAATACATGTTGGTTTATATTTCCAAAATAGTGAACCAATTACTTTCATTTTATTAACTTTTAATTGTTCCAATAAATAATCACATCGCATATAATTTAATTTAATATTTGTATTATTATATTCATTAAAATGCCAACACGCACCTAATTCATTCATAATATCATCACTATCTATCCAAGAACTATTTAATTCAGAATTGACAAATGTAGTTTTACCAACACATGGAGGACCTAGTATTATATATCCAAATTTATTTTCACCATATTTTTTGAAATATTTATCAAAAACATCTGTTTTATCAATAAATCCAAATTTGGGAAAAATGCTGATTTTCGGTGTTTTTTGTATGTATATACATATGATTTTATTTTTAGGTGTAAAAAAATAAAAAATATATAAAAAAACTATAAAGAATTAAGGAGTCTATTTATTTCACTAATATTTATAGTCAATTTTTTAACTTCTTTTTTCAAAATACATTGTTGTATTGGTATAATTATATATGCTATTATTTGTATTATTTAGTAATGCATTTGTATTATTAATAGTACTTAATATAGTTGTAGTTAAACGCATTAATAATATATTACTGTTTATGAAACCAGATCAATTACTTATATCATTATTATGAATTGTATAATCAATTTTAAAAAGTGTTATGATGTTGTTACTAACAGTATTAGTAAATTATCAATATTTATAAAAAATAAAATTAAAAAAAATAATAACTTTATGTGGAATAATTATCCAGTTAACCAGTTAGAAACATGGATTCAAAGTCAGCACCAAGACATATTGAAAGGAAAGTCGCAAAAAGAGTGCGACATATTTTGAAAAAAATTGAGAAAGGTTATGATGTTGTAGATAGTTATGAAGATGGATGTGACGAATATGGAATAATTAGATATTACTATTGTAATAAGGGGTTTGAAGGAGAATCATGGCAACTTGACGAATGTCTAGAAAGCGCAATTATCAAAAAGAAGAATCAAATTATCAATGAAGGTATTGTTTATAATGGTAAAAGATATTATATTCATCCAAATCTTTATACTAGTAGGTATCATGATGATAATTTTGTTAAAATTATTAGTGAAAAGGAATATTTTAATATGTATGATATTAAAACTAATATTGAAACATTTATAAAAAAAATTAAAGAGAAAATTGACAGAGATTATAAAAATATTTGGGATGATAATAACAAAAAATCAAGTATTTTTATTAGATTGCGTGACGGTAATATTATAGGAGATGCAAAGAATATTTTAAAATTGGCACCTTTATATAGTTATATTGATTTTGTAGAATTTATTAAAAACCAAAAAAGTAGTTTTAGAACATATAGTTATATTATTGAAATTATGAATTCCAAAAATTTTGAAAAAGATAGAAAAATTATTGGAATGGGTACAGAACTATTTAAATAAATATAGTTTTAATATAATGAGTCTCCAAGATGAGATCGATTTTTGTGAATATGATTGTTTAAAAGATGAATTCTCAGATTTTAGTAATGAATTTGAAAAATCAATGGAAGAAATAGACAATTTATTAGATGAAATAAATTCATACAAAAAAATAGAAAACAAAAAAATAGATGAATATAAAAAAGTAAACAATATCGATGATTTAATGCCATTTTTTATTTTATTGTGTTATCAATTAAATAATTATGATGATAATATACCATTATTGTTAAACAAAGAAGATAGAATCATACAAAATAAAGAAAAACAATTAATAGTTTTTAATAAGTATTACTATTCAAATACTAATATTTATTTTGGATATTTGTATATGATAGACTACTATGTAAAATATATTATTCGTGAATGTTGTTAATTTCGTAATCATCCCATATGAATCCATTTTGATCATTTATATCTTCATCATTTTTATTTATAATAATATTAATATTTGTAACATTTTCATTTCTCTTTAATAATAAGCTCTTAATATCAAGTAATAATTTATGAAGTATTAAAAATTTTTCATTTATTGTTGCAAACACAAAATTTACATTTTGATCATTAGATATGTAATTTCCCATATAATTAGGTAATAAATAAACTGATATTTAAATAAAAAATAAAAAAAAATTGATTTTTTAAAATCTACTTAAAGTTTAGGTAATAAGTAATACCATAAAAATGCCAGCAAAGACCGCCTCAACAAAGTCAACAACAACCAAGCGTGCCAAGAAGACTTCAACTAAGTCTACTCCAGTAGTAGAAGCTGCCCCAGTAGTAGAAGCTGCCCTAGTAGTAGAAGCTGCCCCAGTAGTAGAAGCTGCCCCAGTAGTAGAAGCTGCCCCAGTAGTAGAAGCTGCCCCAGTAGAAGCTGCACCAGTAGAAGCCGCCCCAGCTTCAACAGAAACCGCAACAGCAACATCATCTAGTGTTGGTGCTGAACAGCTTGAAGCAGATTACCAGAGTCTTATGGACAGGCTCTCAGAGTTCAAGACATTGTACACTGGTATCACAACTGATCTTCGTATGCTCCAAAAGAACATGAACCGTTACATTCGTGAATCAAATAAGCGTTCACGTCGTCCAAAGAACACTGATCCAAACCGTCCCAAGAGACCACCAAGTGGATTTGCCAAGCCAGCACTTATTTCAAACGAACTTTGTTCATTCCTTGGTGTCCAAAACGGTACTGAAATGGCCAGGACTGAAGTAACAAAGCATCTTACAACATACATTAAGGCACATAATCTCCAGGATCAGGAAAACAAGCGTAAGATTCTCCCAGATTCCAAGCTTCAGAAGCTTCTTAATGTAACTCCATCGGATGAAGTAACCTACTTCAACCTCCAGAAGTTCATGAAGGTTCATTTCCCTAAGTCTGCAGCTGCTACTGCTGCTGCTACTGCTGCAGCTACAGCAAGTGCTTAAATAACAAATAATAATATAATTTTAATAAAAAAAAATATAAAATAAATATAAAATAAAAAACCAATAAAAATAAAAAATTTTTTATTTTTTTTTTTATAAATTTTTCTTTAATTTCAATAAAATACAATTAAACATATAATTGTATATATTTTACATACTTAAAATAAAATATAATACTAACAATATGAATACTATTAGTTTATTTGAAAATAATACATCAAATCCTTTTGAAAATTCAACATCACATTATCAAACAGAATTTATCCATATAAGAATACAACAAAGAAATAATCGTCAATCATTAACAACAGTTCAAGGACTATCTGATGACTATAATTTAAAAAAAATTGTTAAAGCATTTAAAAGGGAATTCGCATGTAATGGTTGTGTTATTAATCACAACGAATATGGAGAAGTAATCCAACTCCAAGGTGATCAAAGAGAGAATGTTTCCAAATTTTTATTATTAGCTAAGATGTCACCTGAAGAATTGATAAAAGTACATGGAGGATAAATAAGAAACTTCAATCAAGTTTATTTAAATAAATTTAATAATATAATTAATCAATATTAATATCAACATTTAACCATTTTATTCGCAATTTTCCATTATCGTCTAATATCTTATTACACTTTATAAAATGATTATTACCAAACCAATTTCCTTTATTTTCACTAAGTGGACTTGGATGGCAACTTTCCAAGAAATAATTTCTACTTATATCGACCTTATATTTCAATAGATTATTATTTCTTTTGATTCATTGCCCCCATAACATGAATACAACATTTTCACAACTTTCAACTATTTTTTTTATAACATTATATGTAAAATAATTCCATTGCTTTTTATGTTTA